GGTACAGTCTTGGTGTCACTCAGTGATACGTTTAGAGCGTTGTAGTTGTAGTCACCAATATCGGTGTTTACTTTGGTGAATGTATTAGATGTGATTCCTTGAATGTCAACCTTGTAAGAGATTGGCCCACTTGGTCCGTTTAGAACTTTGAGCTGTTTGATAATCAAGTCAAGGTCATAATTAGTAGAAACATCTTCACCACTTTGATCTTGTAAGAAGATGGTTGGAAGCTCTACTTCCATCGTGTACTTAAGTCCAAAGATAATATCTGTTCCACGGATATCACCAGGAAGTTCAAACTTGACATTGCCGACAGTGTTGTCAGCAGGGTTACCCATGTTCTGAATTGTGATTCCAGCAGTGGTTTCATCCTGCTCTGCATAGAAGTACGCAGACTGACCACTGAGAAGTTGTTGGTTAGCTGTATTCAGGATGACACAATAGAATGGTTTGTTACTCCATTCCTTTGAATATGGTAGATGGAATGTAGTCTTGTCTGCGCTTGAGTCGTATTCAGAAGGTGGGTTAAGAGTCCACAAGTCCAAGCATGGGTCAAAGCTAAACGAGTTCTCCGCTGACAAATAACCATTCTTATTAGCTTGGTTCAAGTTGTAGCTCACTACATAACATTTACCCAAGGTGTCCTGTACAACAGCATATAGCTCTCGATCATCGAAGAACTGGTGTACAAGCTTTCCAGGCAAGCTCCATTGATACCAAGCAGTAGCTAGCTCCCTCTCTCCAACTCTGAGGAACCGATATTGATACAGTGTTTCTGTCCCCTTCTGGCCAAAGCTAATGATGCTCTTGGGAGGTGATGTAGCCACACTGTCAATCGTGGCAGGCAACAGCTCAGGCACAACCTGTGTATGCTCAAAGGCTGTTGGTGCAGTAGTGTTGCTTATACCAACAAATTCAAATGATGTGAGGTAGTTATTAGTCTTTGAAAAGAACACCGTAGATGTTCCCATTGACTTTGCCTCTAGCCTTGTTGCAACTTTATATTTACTAATCGTATTTATCTGTGTCGTCTTAGGTCCAAAAATATCATTGTTGGTTGTCATCAAGAACTGTTCAGTAGTACCAAACAGCAAGACACCAACTGATGTCTGAGCTACATAAGACAGGTCAACAGGTTGTGTTGATAAAGCTGTAACGTTAACAGGATCATCATCGCCAACAGCAAGTGCTGACTTCGCAAAGAAATCGTAGTAGTTATTAGCCCGTGATGTCTGAACCTTAGATCCAGTTAGTACACAAAAACGGTTACGGTACAAGAACATCCCATTTATGTTCTTACCAATGAAGGCAGGATCTGGGTTAGTGTTTTTGTCACCTACTCGCCGGTCTTCCCACGTACTTGGGAGTACCTCAAAGAATCCACGCGAGTTACGCCGTAGCTTGTGAGGTAAGGTAGTTCCATCAAGCTTGAAGTCAATACCAGGAGCAACAGTCTCAACCCACACACCTTCACCAGAATCTCCATTAGATGCAGTTTCACTGACTTTGTACATCACATACATATCATCTACATCTAGCTCAACCGTGTTGACTACTTTAACTATGTAGCCATGGAATGCGTGTTGAGGTAGGAAAGCTACTGTATCGATCTCATTTTGAATAGCAGTTATGTAGTCAAGGCCAGGGCCAGCAACCTCTACTTTTACGATCTTCTTTCCAGATGCCGGTTGTACAAGGTAGGTGTTGTTACTCCTTGTCAGTGTGTAGTTTGCTGTTTGACCATTGTGACCAGTTTCAATTGCTGCATATAAATTTTCTACGGTTTGACTAGTACTAGCACTGTAGTTAGCTGCTCCATGGTTGCCTGCGTTAGAGCCATCAAGGTCAGAGTAGTAGACCTTAAATGTATAGTTCTGTGCTTGCTGAAAAGTCCTTAATTCAACAAGTGCTGAATTTGCAATTCCAGTAGGCGATGATGTCCCAGATTGATAAGTAACAACCTTCTCTTTGTTCAGTAGATAAGTTACATCGTTATCAGTCAGCCACTCAACGTTCTTAACGTCAGTAGCTGTTAGGTAAGTAGAGTGTGTACCTGTCCAGTTCGTACCTAATGCACCAGTGCCACTGTTGTAGGCATTCCACAAGTCTGTAAACTCTTTATACTTTTTACCAGCAAGTGCTTTGTAATGTCTTGGACCTAGAAATTTATTATCCCAGGTTCCAGGTGTTGATGGCGTACCACTTCCAGGGGTCGTCACAACAATTGCGTAAAACCTATAACCATACTGAGCAAGCTGTGGAACCTCATCAGTTCTTTCATTCCCTTGGGTAACGTTTGATGGAGCAGATGAAGTTACAGTGCCTCCTTGATACCAGTACTCAGTATTACTATCTATGTGTACAGCTTTACCATCAACTAGCCAGGTGTTGACATTTCCATGATCATAAGTACTGCTGACGTTAAAGCTTTGTACTTGCTGAGCTGTAGCAGTATTTGTTGTCTGCCTGTAGGTAGCGTTAGTACCTATATAATCAACTGTCTCTTGGGCTAGGTTGTTTGTACCTTCTTGCACCTCATCAACATACTCAACCCATTTGTCAATAGCCTCTTTAAGTGAGCCTACAGGTGCAGTACCTGTAGTATCAAGAGAAGGCCGCAGCATGGCGTTATTTGAAGGTGTATGTGTCAATAGAAGTGATCTATCAACAGGTACCTCTACCCCGTCTCGTAGTCTCCATATTTTAAAGTTAGGAACAGTTACATTGGTTAAGCCACTAACCAAAATTGTTTCCGTATAGTATTGGACAATGTACTTCTCGTTTTCATCCCTAAGGATGTCAAACATGACACCCTCTGGAGCATTACTCTGTACAGCATTATCAACTAGATCTGCTTCAAACTTAGCGCCTGGCCTTTTAATGAGGCCAAGTGCAAACTCTGGATATCCATTGACTAATCGACGTACTTGTCCTGGTACTTTTTTAGTATCTGGTTGTTGACTGATACCTCCAAATAGGTTAGGTATCTTCTGTGAAATAGCACTCATCGCTGAAGCGTTTGATATGGTTGATAGCAGTAGTGGTTGTTCTGTTCTTCTCTAAATCCAAACATGCTGTAGTCACCTTGATTGCATTCGTATTCAATCAGTGCAACACGTGCTTGCATTTCCTGTTCTTGTAGTAGTTGGTAAAGCTCACTATCTCCTACAAGTTTTACTGACGTTAGGCGTGCAGCCCTTGCGCCAACATATGTTTGAACGATCTTAGGCAGATCATCATAAGGGTAGAAGTAAACAATGTCACAAGTCAAAGCTTCAGTGAAAGCTGAAGTATGATCGTACTTGTCATACAAATAACCGCCACGTTTTACGATGTTGTATGCATCACCGTACTTCTCAGAGTTGGCATCAATGCTTAGTGCATCAGCTGGCCAAGTAATCTTGCCATTACTTACAGGAAGATCAACGTGTGTTTCAGTATTAAAAGTCCAACCCTCTGACTGAACTTGTTTGTTTACATCCCTCAAGGTTTCAAGGACAATAGAAACCTCAGGGTTTTGCATATCTAAAGTGGTGACAGGTGCCTGTCCCACTGAGCTAAGTATTAAATTTACTGCATCCAGTTCGGTGGACACTGCATTAGTAGGAATAGACATGTCGTATAGATATAAAAAAAAGGAGTCCCCGAAAGGACTCCCATGTAAAAATCAGACAACGCTGATGCGCTCGTTCAGAGAAGCAGTCTCAGAACGTGCAGTCAGGTTGGCGTTGGAGGAACCACCACCAGCCACGATTTCGATAGCACCAGCGGGGTTGAGGTGCGAAGCACCCATAGCCAGGCGGCCAACGATCAGGTCACCTTGGTACATGACAGACACGTCACCATTGGTGGTCTGAACGGAAGGACCGATAGCTTCAACAACACCCACGGAATCCTTGTGCATGATGAGGCCTTGGAAGTTCCGAGCGGAGTGCGAGTAATCGTTGTTCTCACCGTCAGTGTGAGTAACAGCTGCGCTAGGCAGGTTGTTGGACTTGAGGATCTTGATACCAGCGATGCTGTACACACCGTTGCCACCTTGCAGACCAGAACCAACTTCATCGCGGTTGATGAGGTTGTTGCTGACCTGAGTGATCAGGTTGTAGTAGCTCTGAGGAGGGAGCACGGCGACACGGCCATCTGCAGGTACGTTGGTTTCGTCGAAACGAGTAGCAGCAGCAAAGAATGCTTCAACCAACTTGGCAGAGTGGTTAGCAGTGCCAGCGATGTTTGCGTTGCCGATCTCAATAGTTGCGCCAGAGTTCTGACCAGTTACAGCACGGGGCTGCAGAGCTGCGTTAGCGGCGGCAGCGAAGATCTTCTTGTCGTATGCATCAGCCAAGCTGTAGCCAATCTTCCGAGCGATCTCACCACGCAGGTCGTAATGAGCAAGAATCTCATCGAGATTGTATACAAAAGTGCTGGCTACGAGGAGATCATCCATGACGATCGTCTTCTCACCAACAGGCATCTGGTTAGCAGTAGTACCACTGTCAGTAGTTGCACCCAAAATCGGGGAACCAGGGACGTGGTAGTAAGCTTCCAGACCGCCAGTGAAGATGAACTGCATAGACTTGCCGTTCTTAAGAGTACGGCGAGTGCAGAGATCTTTGGCGATGTTCCGATTCTGATAAGCCTTAAACAGCTCACCAGAGAACAGTTTCAAATAAGTAGAGTACTTACCGGTTTGTACACCCGGATCGTACGCATTGGCCAAAGTAGTGGCTAGCGCGGGCGAGCCACCATAAAGGCCGGATACTAGGGTATCAGCCATTGTTCTAAATTAACGAGATAAGATTTACATTATCTCTAAGCGCTTAGAGTTATTCAATTGTGTTTGTTGTGGTCTATCCCACCGTCATGACGGCAAAGGGTATCCGCGTACGGGCCATTGCCAATAGGCAGGGGAGGATTTGCACCTCCCCATTACAGAACTACTTACCTTGCTTGGTGTAAATAACGCCGCGATACTTCAGCTTGGCTGCTTTAACAGCAGCGGCTTGCTCTTTAACGCGAGCTTGCAGTTCAACACTAGGCATGATGAATCTCCATGAAGTACCACACCCCCGTTCCATGGTGTGAGAGTTATGCGTCCTCTTGGAATTGAGCTTCCAGTACGATCCTAAAAAAATCATCCTTGAGCTGCATAAGATTCTCTTGCTCAAGCGGATCACCACCAGGCCATTGGTCAAGGTGGAATGTAATTGATTTATGTAGCTGCTTGATAGCAGGTGTAGTTAGGTGTACTTGATAGATCGTTTCTTCCATAAGGATGAACGTACGTTATTTAGAAGGAATACTTGAGACCGGTCTTGAAACCAACGCCCATGCCTTCAGTCTCCAGACCTTCAGAGGTGATGGCAGAGACTTCGCCATAAGCATTGAGTCGCTTGGTCACATCGACACCGATGCCGACCTTGCCAGATGCAGCACCAGTCTGCTCCCCGTCATCCGGGAAGGAGAGTGCAGGACCGCCTTGGATGTACCAGCCAGCGCTGTCACCAAGAGCGTTCTCGTAGCCCACGTGGGTCTCTAGGAGAGCACCGTTGTAGTCACTCCCTGTCCAGCCCTGGTTGGCTTCTACGTTCAAGTAGACACCAGCAGCAGCAGGCAAAGCAAAAGAGGACACCGCGAGGGTAGAAAGAGCGATTTTGTTAAACATAATAATTAGATAGTTTGTATAATTAAGCGAGTGCTACAGCTTTCGATTCAGTAGCAGCAAGGTCGAGTGGGAAGTTGTGAGCATTACGCTCATGCATTACTTCCATACCGAGGTTCTGCCGATTGAGTACATCAGCCCAAGTAGGAATGACACGGTTAGAACTGTCGAGAATAGACTGGTTAAAGTTGAATCCATTTAGGTTAAATGCCATCGTAGACACACCAAGGCTGGTAAGCCAAATGCCAACAACAGGCCAAGCGGCAAGGAAAAAGTGGAGACTCCGACTGTTGTTAAAGCTAGCGTACTGGAAAATAAGGCGACCAAAATAGCCGTGCGCTGCAACGATGTTGTAGGTCTCTTCTTCTTGTCCAAATTTATATCCTTTGTTGTGTGATTCTTGTTCTGTGGTTTCACGAACGAGTGAACTAGTGACAAGAGATCCATGCATAGCGCTAAAGAGAGCGCCGCCAAACACACCAGCAACCCCAAGCATATGGAAGGGATGCATAAGAATATTGTGTTCAGCTTGGAACACCAGCATGAAATTAAATGTTCCAGAGATACCGAGCGGCATCCCATCAGAGAATGATCCTTGCCCAAACGGGTAGACAAGGAAGACCGCAGCGGCTGCTGCGACTGGGGCGGAGTATGCGACACAAATCCAAGGCCTCATGCCTAGTCGATAACTAAGTTCCCATTCGCGTCCCAGGTAAGTGAAGACGCCAATGAGAAAGTGGAAGACGACAAGTTGATATGGTCCTCCGTTGTAGAGCCATTCACTAAGTGAGCTGGCTTCCCAGATTGGGTAAAAATGTAACCCGATTGCGTTACTTGAGGGAACGACTGCTCCCGAGATAATGTTGTTTCCGTAGAGCAGGGATCCTGCGACAGGTTCTCTAATTCCATCGATATCAACTGGTGGTGCGGCAATGAATGCCAGAATGAATGCGGTTGTAGCTGCCAGTAGACAAGGAATCATGAGGACACCGAAGTGTCCTACATAAAGCCGGTTCTCAGTGCTGCTAACCCACTCAAGGTAGCGGTCCCAAAAGGACTGCTTCGGTAGTGCGATAGTAGCTGCCATTTAAATAATTAAAATTGAAGTTCTGGTGAGAGTTCTAGTTTCTTAAATACATCGCTGCGATACGCAGGGTCATTGTCATACCTAGGATCATTCATTGCACGCAGCAGCTCAGCCTGGCTGCGATAGCCAACTGAATCTGTTGCAGTATTGCCTTGAATAGTTTTCCCTTCCTTGCCCACGGCATCTTGGTAAATAGCTAACAAGCCACCAAGAGCAAGGTTGATCTGTGCCATGTCCCCGTTATCAATCACAGAGTCATAGGCTTTGATCTGTTCGGCAGACATGTTTTGTCGCGCCCAATTAATCATTGCGGTGTACTGTTCCTGGCCACCAGCAGACTCATAGATCTGCGTGACCTGTGAGTCAGTGAGGTCACCATCATCAGCTGACTCACGAATCGACTTGTACGCATCAATAAGATCCTCTTTTGAAAGGCTCTCTAAGGCGTCGTTGTCGCCGGCAAGATACTTCTCCACCAAGTCAGCTTTAGAAGGCTCTTGCTGAGCCTCCTGTGCCTCTTCTGGCGGGTCATCCTGCCGCTCACCAAGCTTCCCTTGTAGTTCTAGATATGCTTTCTCTAGTTCTGCAGCGTCTTTATATTTACCAGCTAGCAGGTTCTGTTCAGCCTCTGCAAGTTGTTCACCAATCTCTAGAGAGCTGGCTTCATCTGCTGCACGTTGATCAACTACTTCCTGTGCTTCGCTGCCGTCATATTGTGTTTCGTTAGCCATCGGTGGGTTTGAATGGATTTACTTTATTTTTGAATGGGTCTACTTTTTCATTGCGCTCAAACATTGCATCAACAAGTGTGTACTTGGGAGGCTTAGGCTTGGGCTTGGGCTTCTTCTTCTGGGCTTGCGGGGAGGTCATCACTTAACATCGGTGGTGCGTTTACATTCTTAGTTGGATCAGCTTGAGGTGAATTAGCAAAGGCTGCTGCCTGCTTAACCATCTCCATCTGCTCCATCTGTTGTTGCTGTGCTTGCTGTTCTTCTTGACGTTCTTGCATACTCTTGACGAGGTTCAGAACATCAATGCCTTGCGCAGCAGCCAGGCGTTTGATTACTTCATCGGGATTGATGTATGTCATCAAAGCTTCTGGACCTAAGGTCTGTGCAATTGTCATGACGAATTGAGTCAGACTCTCTCTGTCCTGTCCCCTACCAAGTGCATTAATACCAGCAACAATCACTGGCTTGACTAGGTTCTGTGGGATACGGGGTAGCTCTCCAGTACGTTGCAGTACCATCAGCTTCCTATTGAGATAAGGCACAAGGAACTCAACTGTCAGCAGACTGAACAGTCCACCTAGTTGTTGTTCCAACTCCATTTGTGTAAGCCGTACCTCTTCAGCTGTTGTGCGTTCCGACTGTCTTACATTCAGTACAAGGAAGCCCTCAGCTAAGCGACGCTCAAGCGTAGCCATCAGTTCCTTTGCCGTAGCAAAGTCTGCTGTCTTACCTACTTGAACCACACCAATATCTTCCGGCCTGCCTTGTACGATTGCACCGTTACCAGCAGTAGCCAGAGTTTTAGGTTTGGTAGTGGATGATGGGGAGACAGTAAAGATAACCTTGGCAGCAACTGCACTGCCTTCAATCATTGCTTGAGACAATGCCTCTAGTGATTTCAAATCACCAAAGAATTCTTCAACCCTGCCACGTCCGTAGTTCTCTCCATCAATGGTTTGGAACCTCAGACAAATCCAAGGGGTTGCATCGATAGGCGCTTTGCTTTCAGAGCCTGCGATGATTTCGTCATAGCATTCTTGGTGCCAGACCCAGCGATTACCATCACGCATTACATGTGTGTAGATGGCAACTTCATTTTCATCAGCTGATCCATCCTCATTGTACTCACCATCTTTTGGTGCGTGACCTTCAGGTAACAGCGTCTTGTGTATTAGTTCTTTGGTAATGATTTCAGTAATGTTACCGTTACCATCTCTGTCTACAACGTAGCGATTCAGTGGGTAATGTTTGACTCCTTCCTTGCCCATGTACAGCAAAGCATTACCACCAACAACTAAGTGTTTGATTGCTTGGTGTACGGTCACTCGATCACTAGAAGCGGCGATGGAATCCATCACCATACGTTCCATCTTTGCAAAGCTCAGGTCTAGTTCAGACCTAACCTCAGCAGGAACCTCAGTGCCAAGTTTTTCATCCCTCACTTGCAGCTTAAAGAAGCTGGTTTGTGGAGGGAGTAATGCAAGCATCAGTTTACTTGCCAAAGTCACTACTGACTTGGCACCAACTGATTGCCATGGTGTCTTTAATTGCTTGAACGATGTTCGTACATCATCCCTTTGAATAAGATATGGAAGGGTCAGCTCAGAGCACTGAACTGCCATGTCTAGAAACTGATGTCGGTATTTAGTTAGGAAATCATACCTTGATCGTGCGTTTTTCATTAGCTAATTCGTAGTCCTGAATATCCAGGAGCGTCTGCAGCGAGTGGAATGATGTTGGCAGTACTTGCAATCTGCATCTTGCCTTTTTTACTCTTGCTCTCGGTGTTCTTACGAACGCCTACGTTCTTTTTACTGAGACTTGCAGGAGCCTCTGGTGGCTTAACTTTTTTCGGTCGATTTGCAATTGGGGTTTGTTTTCGATTAGGGTCTTCAGGAAACTGACCGGTACGGAATGCGTGTTCAGCTTGCGCTCGGTCACCCACATAAATACCCTTGTTACCCATCTCAATCAACCAGTTATTAAACCTTTGGTTGAATCCCATGATAATTAATCCTCTTTGATTCTTTCGTTGAACCACTCAACGACTGAACGCTGACCGGCTTTGTACATGATTTGTTGTGTTGTATCTGAAGGTGAGACGCTAAGAGGTGGGAACATCTCATCCATTTCTATAATTGCTTGCTTGACGGTGAACCCGTATGTCTCAAGCGTATTGAGGGAGATTGACATTGTTGTGTTCAAAGAAGGCTGGCATCCGGGCTCTCTGTGTCTCAGAAAGTTCCGGGGCTTTACCCTCATACATAAGCCGATCGCTAGAATCGAGCCAAAATTTTTTGTCCAAATATTTATCGGTAGTATTTTTACCTAGGGGTTGCATGACCCAGTTAATAGTCGCCTTACGCAGCTTGTCCAAAGACGGCGACACTTCAAGCCCAAGTTCCTTACAAACGAGTGAATTCGTTGCGACATGGACCTGCTCGTCACGAGAAATATCTGCTGATACGGTCCGCATCCCTGCGTCACCATTAAACCTAAAGAAGGGTAATAGGACGAAAAAGATTGCACGTTCAGCAACCATGGCTTTGAGGACAGTGTGATCAGGATGTTCTGTCCACGCATCACGCAATGTGAGGGCTTCCCGCTCAGCTTTCGGATCAAGGCCCCAAGCATCGGCGACATAACCCAAAGCGAGGTCGTGCTTAATTTCGTCTTGGACATTCGATTCCAATAGCTCACGCGAGAGAGATGGAATTTCAGAGGCGAGCGCATCACGGATAAAATCTCCCACAGGTAGTTCCATGTGTCGCAAGGCAAGTGCACGGCGCAGAGTTTCCTCCGCACCCTCCTTGTACTTGCCTTTGGTTGTAGCTACAGGGGTCCAAGTCCTTTTGCGCTCTAGTAGTAGTTGATAAGGATGTTTTCTCATTCTTGACAGTCACAGGTAGGTTCTTTTTCATTTAGTAAATCTGCAAGATAGTCGTCTACCTCTTGTTGGTCGAGAGCGGCATATGCATCAGATTTATCTTGTGTATCCGCCATAACTTGAAGCGAATAATACAAGGAAGTCTGGGGACTCTTTAGCCACTCTTCGATAAAGGCGTTGTCATAAGTGACCACATCACTCCAACTGTTGAAGCTATACCCGTGAAGAAGCCCAGTGTTATTTAGCATCGTCATGAGTCCATCAGCGACACGCTTGTAAGCGTCCCAGCC